GAATTGAACTTGGCCAGCAACTCTTCGTAGGTCGGAGTCTTGCCACCGTCCTTCATGGCCACTTCACCACCGTCAGCCATGTTGTTGGGCTGCTGTGGGTTCATGGCGCTCATCGCGCGGCCCTGAGGTGTCATCTGCAGGATGTTGCCACCCATGCCTTCAGGAGCCTGTGGCTGCTGTCCTGTGGGCTGCTGCATGGGCTGGGGAGGCTGCTGGGGCTGTTGGCCTTGGGGCATCAACTGTTGTCCAGGCTGCTGGGGGTTCATGTCAACGCCGCCGATGGGCATGCCAGACGGTGTGGCCACGCCGCCGGGTGAGCGGAAGCTTCCGCCTTGATCTGGTGGAAGGTAAGCCTTGGGGCTCATGTTAGGCGCTTCATTGGCACCGACTGACTGAATGTTCAGTGGGTTGCCTTGCATGATCGCCAGCTTCATCTGGGCTGTTGTTGGTTGCACGTTGCCTCCTTGGGCTTTGCGAATGATGCCGCCGTCTGCGTACAGAGGCAGGCCGTTTGTCAGTACGTCTTTGCGCATCTCTTCGGTAATAGGGAAGTGATGCAGTTGCGCATGCTTTGGAACTTTTAAGACTGAAATGTCTCCTTCCGCGTTCCTTGCGTAATCTTCGCCAGTTTGAATCTTGTGGACATGCAACTGAGTCTTGACTCCATGCTTCTTGCCAATGGCGTTCAGGATGTTGGGCACCTTCTTGTCGTAGAAGCCCTTCATGCCTTCGCCGCCGACCTCAAGGTCTAATCCAAACAAAGAGCCGCTTTCATCTTTATTGCCAAGTATGCGTGCTGCCACATCTTTTCCAAGATGGCGATCAAGCTCTTCTGGACTTACAGTTTGTGAAGGCATGTTGACATTGTCTTTCTCTGGTGTGTATGTGATCGTTCCATCAGGGTTTCTTTCCCATAGAACTGAATCAACATGCTTAGAAAGACTGTAGCGCTTGTTCTGCTCCGCGCCAGGTGTCACCACGATGCCGTGGTAGCCCTTCTCAGCGGCATGGTGGATCAGGCGCTTGAGTGCCATCTCTTCCCAGTTCTTTTTGAATGGTGCGTCGGGGACTGAGCCTTCACGCTTTTTGATCAGCCCAGCCCATTGCGCTCTTTGCCCCAATGAGATTTGGTTTGCGGCAGATAACTGCTCAAACTGCTTGATTTGTGCGACTTCATCGGGTGTCAATTGACTGCCATAGCCGCCTTCGCGCCCCTTCTGGTGCCAGTCTGACTGCAGCTCTTCTAGGTGCAGCAGCTTCTCACCGTTGGGGCCTGTGCGGTCTTTCACGCGCATCGATGCAAGAATGCCGGGCTCGCCACGGAAGTGCGCACGCACCCCAGGGAACTGCTCCATGCTGGGCGGTGCTTTGATCAGCATCTCGCGGTAGTTCTCGCCGCCGGGCAGTGTCCATTGGCCATGCTCGGGCGGGTTCTTGTTCATCTTGGCGTACTCAGCGCGCCAGGCGTGATCCCACAGCGGTGTCTTCTTGATGTCTTCCAGTGACTCTGGCAACACCTCTTCGATCTGTTTGGCCGTGTAGCCGTCAGCCTTGTACTCTCTGACGATGTTTTTCTTGATCTGCTTCTCAAGCGCGGCATTGACTTCATCGCCTGTTGGGGCTCTCAACTCTTTCTCTTTGATCTTGGGCATCGGCCTGGTCTTGAGGTGATGCATGAACTGCTCATGCGTCATCTTGGGCATTCCCATGATGTCCGCCAGCTTGCGCTCGTCGATCTCTGCTTGCTTGATGCCGCCCAGGCCCTGCAGTTCCTTTATGAACTCCGCGCCAGTGCCGACCTTGCGCTTCAACAGCCCAGCGGCTTTGTCCAGCGCTGAGTGGAACGGCTTGTTCTTGCCGGTGAGGTCTTTCATAGTGGGCGCTCTTCCAGAATGAGGTGGTGGGCGTGGGTGACTCCGCCCTGGGCTTGCTGTACGCCACCCATCAGCGCCAGACGCATCTCATCCATACTGGGCTCGGACTGGCTTGTCGGCTTCGGGGGGGTGAGCGGAATGCCCATCTTGTTGGCGTTATCGTCTGCCCGATCTTTGCGTTGCTGCTGCTCAATCAATGGCAAATACAAAGCCTTCAGGCGTTCTAGCTCGGCAGCGCGTTCGGGTGTCAATGCCACGGCTTGTCCTCAGTATGAATTGCCTGAATTATGCCCTTGACGGTGTGGGCAATCAAGGCAGTCACTCTGACACAGGCCCAGGCTCTCGCATCTCAGCCTCGCGGCGCTTAATCCATGACTTGAACTCAGCAACGGCTCGCTCTTCGTTGACCTCTGCTCTGTCTGCGCAGATGACTTCGAACCTGTTTTTGCAAATAGTGGTCTTGACCCCAGCAACGTGCGTAACCCGCTCATAGTCCTCTCCGCCTGAAATGTAAAGATAGTCACTCATCATTGTCTCCTGTAAGTTTGGTGTCAGAAGTAATCGGATTACTCTTTTGCCATGTTGGTGATTCGAATCTCGGCCTTGGATGCCCAGCCGCGCAGGTGGTGTGCCCATGCTTTGCTGGCCTCATCCTCGGTGCGGTACATGCCCCATTTGATCCAGCCCATCTTTTTGCCCAAGCCATGGGTGTGCCTGATCTCGAGCATCCACGGGCGTGGCCGCTTGTTCTTTCCTGGTGGGCAGCGCTCATCAAGCAGCATACGGATTACCGCGCTGTCGCATGTTGTAAATCTCGGCATCCGTGATGTCCTCTTGCTCGATCTCTTCCCTTGGTGGCGCGTCAATGCTGATCCAGCCGCCGTCGCGCAGGTAGCGCAGGCCCTGGCTCATGCAGTCCACGTACTCGTCATGCACTGTGCCCTCGGGGAAGGAGCAGATCTGGCTCACCATGCCCTCAGCCCAGTCCTTCACGAATCCCTTGCGCGCGCCGCTCTCTGGCACCCAGACGCGTCCTGCCTTGATGATGTTGGCCACGATGCTCAGGCGTTGGATCTTGTCAGCCTTGCCGGGGTTGTACGCCTGAACTGGGATGTGCGCGCGCTGTAAGTCTTGGATCAGGGAGATGCCGGCTGACTTGTCCTCCACCAGCACCAGGTCCACCAGCTTCCTGTCCTTGCCCTCGCCGTAGACCGCCTCGTACTCGTCGATCACCTTGGGGCGCAGGTCAGGGTACTGAAGATGCTCATTCCAGCAGTCCAGCACCATGACGCTCATGCCGCCGTCCAGTGGCTTGAACACGCCAAAGGTGATGCAGCCGCTCGGGTCGTTGTGCGTCTTGTCGCTGGTTGCGCAGTCGTAGGACTGGATGATGTATTCCAGCCTGGGGAATGCCTTGCCATCTGGCCAAAGACGGAACCAATCGCGCTTGACGATACCGCCCTCTTCAGGGTCGATGATCTCCGCGTGGATCTCCTGGCGGCCCAGCTTGGTGCCCTCGTACTGCAGGATCTGCTTCTGGAACGATGGGGCCAGGTTGGCCACGTTCACATACGTCGATGCCTTTGTGACCACCACGTCGTCACCCTCGCGCCCGATCAGCTCCATGACCAGTGGCTTGGGCTTTGGCGTGGTCGACGCGATGATCTTGGTCTTCTTACCCAGGCGGACAGCGAACTGGATCATGTCCCAGGCTTCCTGTAGGTAATCCCAGGCTGCTAATTCATCCAGCCATGCTCCGTGCCACTGTCCGCCACGGAAACGCTCTGGCTCACTGGCCGCGATGCCCTTGATGAATGAGCCATTGAACAGCCTGATCTCGTGCAGGCTCTTGTTGTAATCCGCGATCAGTGATGTGGGGATGACGGCCATCAGTCCTGAGTCACCCTCAAAGCATGTGCCACGGATGTCACCGCTCGTTGGTGCTGACACCAGCCATCGTGTGTTGGGCTGCTCTACCGCCCAGGCTGCCAGCGTCTCTGCCGCCGCGCGCGTCTTTCCTGCTCCCCGGCCTGCCAGCATCAGCCAGATGTTCCACCAGTCGCCCGGTGGTTCGATCTGGTGCGCATGGGCTGTGTGATGCCACTTGGCCTGCCAGGCAACCACTGCCTGAGCCATGGGGTGGAGCTGCTGGAACTTGTTGAGCAGCGCCTTGTCTTCAACCAGGAACCTATCCAGAGCGCTCATAGGATGCTTAGAGCCTCGTCCTTGCTGATCTTGATCTCTGTGCCTTCTGGCGGGTAGTCATGCTTCTTGTAGATGTCCATGAGGGCCAAGATGCGCGGAGCCTCGTCTTCCAGCAGTGCGCGGTACACGGGCACCATGTCCTTCTCCCACATCCAGCCATCGACCACGCTTGCCTTGTCTGAGCCCCATATGATCACAGGCAGTTGGTACAGCCTGATGCGCAGTCTGCGGTAGGACAGCATCCTGGTTGCGGTGTCATACCAAACCCAACGGAATGTCACGTAAGGCTTGCGCCACACGCCACAGGTGATGTTGAGACCAATACGGACTGTGTGGCCTTCAGGGGTGTAGTGGATCATTCCTTGTCCCCGTAAGCCTCGAGCTGTCGCTGCATCTTCATCGACTTGAGCAGCTCACCGAACACCGTCACATGGACATCGACCTCCAGTGGGTTGCTCTTGTCCCCTGCCAGTTCTGTCCTGGCCAGTTTGGGGATGTGGTACTCCACCACGCTTTGGAACATGTCGAAAGCCTTCGCGGGATTCGGGGGCACGACGTACTCAGTCGTCACCGTCCCTGTCTCTGGGTCTTCCTTCTCAGTCTTCACACCCTCGGCTACTTGGTCGAGCCACTGTGTGAGCCTGTGAGCGTTTCCATCAACGAACTGGGCTATGGCCTCACGGGCATTCGCCGTGGCCTTGTTGGGGCTTCCTGCGGGTCTTCCTGGTCCCTTCTTAGGTAGGTTGCTCATACCACCTCCCCGATATTCTCAGTTTGTTTATTCTGTAAGTTAGTCGTGGCTAACTTATGGTTCAGAGTAATCTGATTACTGCATGACATATCTCAGTCCTTTCCGGCGCAATCCTTTCAGCGCCATGGGGACTGAGTATATGCTTTAACTTTGGGTGTTGTGAAGGTCTATTTGACAACGTCCCAGTCTGTTTTTCTGTTGCGTTTGTTGTAACTCATCGTCTCAAAATTTACTCGCAACTGGTTTTTTCTAGTTGCATACCTCTCACTGGCTCTATCTCTTTGATCTTGGCTTCTTTCTTGGCAGGTGTATTTGCTGCCCTTGAGATTTTTGAGCAAATTGATGTCTTTGTCTTTTTCGTGTTCCAACAGCCAAGTGTTGATCTTGGGCAGAAACGAAAAAATCATGTGCCGAACCCCACAGGTGTATGGATAAAACACAGGCAACCTCAACAATGGAGGATCGACTTGCTCAGGATACAAGCCGGTGATTGAGTGGAACTTTGCTTTGGCCTGTTGGTAATTCTCGAAATTCCTCCATGCCATGATCAGGCATGCATCCCAGTATTCTTGCAGTGTGCTCATGTGCTTTCACTCCTTTTGGCCATGCCTCCCCAATATTGGTCGTCTGATCCTTCCTCTACCTCTTGGGGGCTCATGGGTACGTCGTAGGTTGGTGTTTCCAGGTTGTTCACGACTGCTGCGATGTCCTCCACCATGTAAGGCTTGGACTGCTGGAAGTATTCGTAGCCGATCTTCTGACAGTACACCTCTTCGTAACCATTGCGGTTTTCACCGATCAGCCTGATGCTGACTTCAATCCATTTGTAGGTCATAGCATTCCTCCTTTGCCCACTGGGATGCAGCGGTATCGTTTTGTCATGGCGAGATCTGCCGCAGCTTCCTCACACAGTTGCTTGTTGTAGGGTGTGCCGGCGAACACCGCCACAGGTTTCCATTCCTGGGCTATCACCTCAGCGCTGCTGTACTTGGAGATGCCCACTACAGCGTATATGAAGAGGACGTAGTTCACTTCTTGGCCTCCTGCTTGATCTTGTCCAGCTCTTGCGACAGCTTGAGCTCGATGATCTCTTGGACCTGCTGCCCGGCTTTGCT